AAAAATTCTGGATATAAATCTAATAGTTTATTGAAATCCACCGGATAATGACTTTCGCACATATCTTGAAGTATAGACCACAATATATACAAGTCGGCAAACGAACCGAGGGTTTCATCTAAATCAAACGCAATTACTCGCTTTATACGCTTTTTCCGTCTTTTATGGAATTGTTTTCCTTTATATAAAGAAATATAACTGGATTCTGGTATAACTTTCTTCATTATATAAACAACGAGAATATTTAAAACACCTATTTAAATATTCTAAAAGAATGAACTCTGACAACTATTTACCTGTAGAACCAAATCCGCCATCACCTCGACTACTATCGGACAATTCAGACTCATTTTCTACGATTGTTACCAATATTGGACATAATGTAGGATGACATATTTGTAAAAGGCGACTATTCTGTTCTACACTATAAGGTTGTTGGTCAGAAACACTCTCTAAATGACGGAATGCTCCTTTAATAAATCCGCGATATCCGGAGTCGATAATGCCAGTATGGTTGGCTAACATAAGAGGCGTTTTTGAAATACTGGAGCGTGGATACAAATAGTAACCACAAGAAGTCCAGAAATTGGTTTCTCGAGACCCAGAATCACTATAAAGCATTTCTGCTTTGATTTTGAAATCAATCATCTTACTCGAAAATTGCTGAGTAAACTTTTCTAACTGAGGGACAAATAAATCAAATCCAGAATCGGGGAAAGTATCGTGAAGCATTTTTTCATTGTGTTCTTTCACTTTTTCAATATATTTTTGTTTTAAATCTTCGTCATCAATGTACAACTTCAATATTGCGAAAGGTTGTGTATGAAACGTTTGGGTAGTAAGAGACGAAAGTCGGATACCTGCTTGGAAAATACTGTTCGATATTTCATCTTCATAACGAGCGGATTGAGAATCTTTATTGCGCGACACAAAATGAAACATAATATGCAGTGATACTATGATTGCATATTATATGTTTATATAGTTTGATTAAATTATTTCACCGCGACTCTTCTTGAACTCTTTCCATGAAACATTTTTACCTTCGTCGGGAACAGGTTTATCCGCATCATATTTAGCATCAAGATTATCCATTCGCTTTGTGGCACTATCTACGTACAACTCTTTCAAAATCTTACCCATCATTGCGGAACCCTCGTGTTGGTCGACCTTTGCGTCTTCGATTAATTTTAGAATAACTAACATTTTTGTCATAATGGTTAAATCTAATTCATCGTTGATCATTTTATTAAAAATGTCCGTATAATTATTGAACAAGAAGGGAGTTTCTGCAACACACTTCTCCTTGAATGCCTCAAAATCGCGAGATTTCAACTCAGATTCTGTATTTCTCAATGTATCGAGTTTACGAATAGCATCACGGAGTAGAACACTATGTTTTACTTTGCGAATGTGTTCAGTATTATCTTCGCATTCGGAATCATTGATGAGTCTTTTTAAATTTAATCGTTCACTTTCAGATAGAGTAGACATTATAATAAGACTAAGCATATATTTTTTATGTTTTTTACGCAAAAGTATATTATAATAATAGGCGTTTATTGACAAACAAACCTAAACCTAGAAGACTATCTATGAATAACGGCAACCAAGTAATTTGTAGACCTTGGAATGCATAAATCGACGCAACAAGATACAAACATCCATGTAAGATTCGGAAATTTGCCCACCAAGTATGTCCACCCGCTTCAAAAGCGTTCAATCGCATATTTGCGAAATACAAATACAAAAAAGACAAGGCAATTGCTCCCAAGACAAACCCATAATAGAATAACCACTCTTTATTTATATACAACGGTAGTAATGTCAGTATAATACGCACAGGCATACATCCAAATAAAAAATAATAAATACTTTTATTGGTAGACAACATTTAATATATATATATCTATATTTTTAGTAGAAAAAATATAAACTAAATGTATAAAAAATGCAATTAACGTTCACACAATACGCGATTATACTATTTCTAGTATTTTTGATAATGGGGTCTCTATTCAGTTGTATGGACGCGGTTCCTTATACCGAAAACGGTGTGGCTAAACAAGCTACCAATGTCGAGGGGTTTGAAGCAATGGATAAACCATTGGACTACAACACTCAGAACACCAAGCAAGAAAACGCGGATGCACCTGAAATGGCGATGGTTCACGGATTTAAACATCTTTTTAATGGAATCAACAACAATGGTGAACCATTAGACAAGTTTTCTTCTGTTAAGGGTGACTTGTACTGCGAAAAGGCGTACGGCATCAGTAACTCGAGAGGACCTTTATGTTTCGACGATGAAACAATCAGGTTACTTAGAACACGTGGTGGAAATTCTGCGACAGGACCTAGTGAAATCGGTGCCTAATCAAAGGTCAAATAGCATTTTTCACAATATTTAATTTTTTCACTGTGCTCAACATCAGTATCAATATGGTCGGTGACGATAACATGCTTACAATTTTTTAACAAATAATTATTCACCTTGTCCATAATATGTTTGTAGTCGGGATTTTGTTCTTCTCGCGGCAATGAATGAAGCATACCTATAATTTGACTCATAATATCTATATCGTACGTAGTTGAATTCATAGGATATAACGCTATTATATAATCATAAAAAATGTTTATATAATTACAATAACAAATTTATTTTATTTGAGTTACACGTACATTGCTAGCATACTCTGGTTAACTGAGTCTTTATGTTTGATAAGAATGTCAACATCCTTGGTCGTGACCGTGAAAGGGAACGTCACATCCAATTCAAGTTCTTCATCAAATAGTTTGACTCCAGGTTTCATAAGACGGAATAGATTCAACTTGGTATGAATAATCTCAAGACAACGCTTCAAATTACGAACACCCGACTCTTCTTTGGTGAGAGCTTCGTTCGATATAATATAACTCAGCGTCTCGTCCGGGATAGTGATATCCTGCTCTCCGAAATTGATTTGTGAACGAATGCTAGGGAGTAAGTAATTGCGGGCAATAGTAATCTTTTCTTTGGGCTCATATCCCTTCGTCTGGATACAATACATTCTGTCTCTCAGAATAGGGTTCACCTTACTCTCGTCATTATAACTGAAGATGAACAAACACTTACTTAGGTCAAAGTTAACATCAGAGAAATACTTGTCGTGGAACTCGCTATTCTGAGAAGTATCTGTGAGATGTGTGAGAATACCAATGATTTCCTCACCCTTAGGGGTATCACTCACCTTATCCAACTCATCAAAGTAAATGACAGGATTCATACATTTACTGTCAATCAGGATTTGAACGATTTTACCCCAACTACTACCTTCATATGTGTAAGAATGACCCTCCAAGAAACTACTGTCACCGGTTCCACCAAGCGCAATGAAGGTGAATTCGCGACCAAGAATCTTACTAATACCTTCTTTTACAAGAGTGGTCTTTCCTGTGCCCATAGGACCCTTGATTGCGATAGCAGTGCCCATAGCAGATGGGTTGGAAATCCATTGACCGGCCATCTGCATAATCTGCATCTTTGCATCATTCAACCCGTATACACATTTGTTGAGAGTGTCATACGAATTCTGCATAAAATCGTGACACACGTCTACGCCTTGGTTGATATTTACATCCAGTGCCCGGTGAACGCCAAATGGAATCTTCATAAAGGTATCTACCCAATTCTTGATTTTGAAATATTCATTGTCTCCAGGGTCCATATTCTTCAACATGTTCAACTTCTGCATAGCGAGTGCCTTGAAAGAAGCGGGCATCGACGAATCCAATAATCGCAATCTATACGGCTTCGTGATATTCGTATGTTTGTTAATTTCCTTCAGATCGCGCATGACCTGAAGTTGCTGTTTATTAGACAGTTTCTTCTTGAAGTAATCAATCTCGTTCGTTTTCTTTTTATCGGCATGAATCAACTTGTGATACGTTTTTGCGTTTTTATTACGAGCATCTTTTACAAGTTCCTTGATATTTCGATTACAGTCCTTTAATGCGCGCTTCATAACCTTATTGTTAGGTTTTGAAGATAATTGCTTAATCAACATGTTCTTTGTTTCAATCAAATCGAGGTATTCTTGTTCAGCATTATCTACAATCTCAATGTCTTCTTCGTCTTCAGCAGACTTCTTCTTTTTCTTTGTTTTCTTTGTTTTCTTCTTCGGCAAAGACGTTTCGCCGGGAGTATAGTTTTCTTTCATAAACTGTGCCTCATCTTCACTATCACAGTCTTCATTTTCGTCATCTTCGTAATATTCTTCATTATCATCTTCCCCTTCGCCACCAAGAGACAATAAGATATTGAATATACCGTCACCCTCTCCCTCTTCTTCTTCTTCTTCTTCGTAGTCCTCATCATCTTCATCTTCTTCGCTATTCACATCAACACGCTTCTTTTTCTGTTTCTTATCCTTTTTGTCTTTTTTCTGAGTCTTCTTATTTTGTTTGTCTTTCTTAGTAGTCGTAGTTTTTTTATTAGAATCAACCTTTTTCTTCATATATTTTGATGGAAACATCTCGGCAAGCATCTCTTGGAACTCATCGTGAGTGATACTTTCTTCTTCGTCTTCTTCGTCTTCTTCGTCACTTTCAACGATAAACTTATTTTTTTTTTTGTTTTTTTTTGAAGGGACATAAGATTCGTCAGATTACTTTTCATCGTCATTTAACTCTTCATCGTCGCTTTCACTTTCCCCCAGCCTTTCTCCGTCAGAGTCGCGTTCGTCTTCGTCTTCAGTCTCCCATATTTCTTCTTCACTACTTTCAGAATCCGAATCCTCCTCGTTTCTCTTCTTGTTGTGCTTCTTGTCAGAAGACTTGCTCTTGTTAGTGCTGCGTGTATCGACCATTGTTTTACGTACCATAATATGTCTGTATCTATGAGTATAATCAAAAATAGTATCTATTTCAATTTTCTATATGAATAGATACAAAAAAATAATAAAATAACTATTCACTACAGATTAAATATGAAAGATTATAAAATTGAATTAACATATAAAAAATATGATGATTATAATATAGGAGAAAATTATGTCATTACAAAGATCCACAATGAAGGATAATATTCCCATATCGAAGATTGTAGGCGTACAGTTTAGTATGTTATCTCCAGATGAAATTAGAAAAGCATCAGTCGTGGAAGTAACATCTAAGGAAACCTACATGAATGGAAAACCTGTTGCGGGTGGACTGTTCGATGTTCGTATGGGAGTATTGGAACCTGGTTTAATTTGTCGAACAGACGGTTATACGTATATTGATACGCCTGGTTATTTTGGTCATATTGAACTTGCACGACCGGTATTTCATATTCAACATTTGAAAGAGATTATGAAAATTGCGAAATGTGTATGTTTCAAATGTAGTCGACTACTATTGAACAAAGATTTACATAAACATGCGTTGAATATGAGCCCGGAAGACCGTTGGAGTTATGTATATAAAGAGGCTTCCAAGATAAAAAATTGTGGCGAATCCAGCGATGATGGATGTGGACATAAACATATGAACAAAATTAAACAAGAGGGTATGGCGAATGTGTGGGCCATCTGGGAAAAGATGGGAGAAAATGGTGACGAAGAAAAAAAAATTAAGATTACTCCTGAGATTGCGATGAAGATAATTAAGCGAATTTCCGACGATGACGTATCATTTATGGGTTTCAGTCCTGTTTGGTCTCGTCCTGAATGGATGATTTGCGAAGTCTTGGCAGTTGCTCCTCCGGCAGTTCGTCCCTCTGTGAAGCACGATGCTCAACAACGCAGCGAAGATGATTTGACCCACATTTATCACAACATTATCAAGTATAATAATGACTTGCGTGATAAGATTGCCAACAATGCTGCCTCCAACATGATTGACCGCATTCAAGAGTTCTTGCAATACTAT